ATCGCAATGTTAGCTCAACAGGATAGTAGAATTAAAACTCTAAATGTATCATCTCCTTCTCAGACAGCATTTTTCCTAAAAACGCTGTCACGTGGAAAGTCATCATACTCTTTATAAGGATAATCAAAAATGGCAACTGATATAACAGCCGATCTTTACATTATTGCAGCAGGTAAAGGAACACGCATGGGTAATAAGTTGCCAAAAGCACTTATCCCATTCAATGGAGAACCATGTTTAACACACACACTTAAAAACATAGGACAACATTTCAGAAATGTTTTTGTTGTTATAAATGAAGATATTCAAGATGTGTGGGATAGATACAAGTCAGAAATTTCACTTAGTAGTCACCCATTCTCAATGAATGTTCAGTTTATTCCTATCAAATCTGGTTTGGGAGATGGACATGCTACCTTAATGGCTCTTGAAAAAGCGCCCGCTATAGCAACATTATCTCCAGAAATAGTAGTATGTTGGGGTGATGTTTATTTTCATCAACCAGAAATAATTACTGAACTTCTTAGCATGAAGATGTCTTCTAATGGAATAGTTCCAGCTCTACTTGAACAAAATCCGTATGTTACTTTGTTGGTTGATGATACTCTAAACTGTATGTCAGCGGATTTCTCAAAATACGGTGAGCAACACCCAAGTGGTTTTCATGATCAATCAGTCTTCAGACTGAAGTATGATGTGACTGTTGCTGCTCTTTCAAGACTTCATAAAGCATTTTGGAAAAATGGAAGATATGCAACCCCTGGTGGCGAGCTTTCACTGTTGTATATTTTCCATTACTTGTACAATCTAGAATGCCCAGTAACAGTATATGAAACTAGTCACTCGACAAAATCTTTTAACACTGACACAGAAGTCAAATTAATACGCGAGGAAATTTTAAATGACAAATAGACAACAGCCCATTCTAATCACATTGACAGCCCCATCTTGTGGAGGTAAAAGTTATCTTCTTAACTACATACGTGACATTGCAAAAATGCCATGTTTGATCTCAACCACTACAAGACCTCCTCGAGCAAATGAAGTTGAAGGAGTTGATTATTATTTCATCACCGAAGAACAGTCTATTCAGTTAGCAGTTATGGATCAATTTGCTGAATTAGCAATCTATAACGGTGTTCGATATGGGGTGACACGTAAAGAACTTAAAGAAAAACTTTCATCTGGTTATGCATTCCTGATTATCGAACCAGGTGGTCTCGAAGGGTACGTTCAATCTGCTATTGATATGGGTGCGAAGCATCTTAAGTACTACATCCATACTGATCCAGAAACACGCATTGAAAGATTCTATGATCGCGTGAACAAAGACGTTACAAAATTATTCGGAAAAACTCTTGATCGTGAATATACGAAACTCGATTTAGAAAGTGATACTAAGGAAATAATTCATGCATCACTGACAAGGTTCAGAAATATGCTAACAACGGAAATGACATGGGGCAGTGATTACCAATGGGACAGAATACTATTTGGTACAACATTTCCAGAAGAAAATTTACAAATCATTCAAAATGATATTAGGGAATTGATTAAAAGCTGACAGTCTATTAAATAAATAAATCATCAAATAACACATAAAGGATAACACATGACAAATACTACTCCCTCTTTCTGGCCAGCTGATATTGAAGATATGCACACTAAATTCGGTGTGAATAAAGTTGTTGCTACTCTCGATAAAGAACAACTCAAAACATATTTGAAGTTTCGTCTTGACATGGTCCAAGAAGAAGTAACTGAAGCAATGAGTGCATTCGCATCTGGAGATGCAGATGGTGTCGTTGATGCTTTGATTGACAATATCGTTTTTGCTATTGGTACATTGGATGTTTTCGGAATTGATCCATATGCTGCTTGGAATGAAGTCCATTCAAAGAATATGGAAAAATCACCAGGTGTAAAAGCTGGTCGTCCAAATCCATACGGATTCCCTGACCTTATTAAGCCACCGTCATGGCAGGCGCCGGTTCATTTAGATAATCTAGGGTTGTTATCTAAAGTATTCCCACAGGAGTAATCATGAATAACCAGGGAGCATCTGCTAAAAAATTCTTATAATGGGACTCCCTGTGTCTGGTAAATGCAAATGAAGTATTAAGCGGTAGTTGCTGCCATTTATTGAGTTGAATAGATAATCCAATAAATAAATTATCTATCAATTATCGAGAGCTATTCACATTATGAAACTACTAGCATTTGCAAATGCACAACATGAACTGAAAGAAGCTTCAGTCAAATCTGAGAATGTCCATCTTGCAATGGACAAAATGATTAAATTCATTCAAAAGAAACTTGATGTGAAATTATTAAAGGTACCAGGTGTAGAACATTTTAACAATTCCAGCGACCACGGTTATGGAGTACGTTACATTTTCTCTGGTTCAACAAAATGTTTAAGATTTAATTGGGCATCTGATGGTCAAGCTGGAAAGTCAAATGAAATTGTGTCAGTTGATATTTTCAATGGAAAAACTTCACACCCAAATTTCAATGTACATTGTAAAGGAATTTCCTTTGTAAGAGCCCTGCCTGTTATTATTGACATAATTGGTTCACCTTCTTTAGGAAAAGTAACTGCTTTCCCTGTTAATCCAACTGAAGCAATTTCAGAATCTTTTCTGATTGAAGTCGCACGTGATGCTTTTACTGCTGAACGTGCACTAACTGACTTCCTAAAAAGATTAGGAGCAGGTAACGCATTGACGAGATCAGATTTTATCGGATCATATCACATTGTTAATGTTGGTATTTTCGATACCATCATGCGCGATTTCAAAGATTCTTTTAGTATCTCAGGCAAACGCGTATCAATAAAAGTAGGTTCAAATTTGGGTGATCTGAAAGAATCAATCCTTTCAAAGTCGGGATCTGTAATTGTAACCGCTGGTGGTACAGATGAAAATTATTTGAAGACTCCTCAAGAAGATGAACTTGCTGAGGAAGAAGGAAGTGACCACGTTCCATATAGTGATGCATTAGAACATCTTGAAGGTCTAGTTACTGGTACTATCAAGGGAGCATTCAATGCTTTGTTTGTTGCTGGTAAAGGTGGATGTTTTTCAGGTGACACAAAGATCAACATTGTTGTGAATGATTTAGTTCATACTGTTACGTTTTTTGAAATTGAACAAAGGGTAAAACAGTCATATGATTTAGCTAGCCTTTTGTTGAATGAGTTTTATAAGATGGATGACGTAAAAGTTGAGACTCCAACCGGTTATTTGGACGTTTTGAGCTTTGTTAAGAAATCTGGTACAAAAGCTGTTGTGACTTTTCAATCTGGAATAGTTCATGAATGTCTTTCCAACCATCTTTATATCAATACCTCCGGTCATGCTGTTGCTGTCTATAATTTATATCCTGGTTCTCCAATAAGAATGAGGGATGGTACGTTAGATTTTATTAAATCAGTTGCGTTGACTGATGAACCAATGTTAGCATTCGATTTATCTGTTAGCGGTATCGATAGCATTTATGTTACGACTGATGGTATTCAATCTCACAACACTGGTAAAACAACCATTGTTGAAAAGGTTTTACATTCACATGGATTGACAGATGGAAACGGTTATTACAAAAATACTGGTTCAGCGTCCGCAATCGGGATTTATCAATCTCTTTACAAAAATAGAAACAGCATTATTCTATTCGATGATTGTGATGGAGCACTATCTGATACAGATGCACGCAATCTTATTAAAGCAGCAACTGACACAAAGAAGAATAGAAAAATCGTATGGAATAAAAGAACATCTGGTAGCTATGACCCAAATGACATGAATGCTGCTTTGTATGCTGAAGATCCAGATAGATTTCCTACACACTTTGAATTTACTGGTCGTGTTATTTTTATTTCTAACTTACCACTTTCAAAATTGGATCCAGATGGTGCTATTAGAACACGTGCCTTCGTGATTAACATCAACCCAACTGATGATGAAATGTACGAACACATGGAAAAAATTCTTCATAACATCCGTCTTGAAGAAGGTCTTTCTCTATCAAAAGACGAAAGAGAAAACGTGTTTAAGGTTGTCAAAACATCCAAGCGTAAGGGTGATGTATCAATTAGAAAATTGGTTAGAGCTTTAAATCTAGCAGCAACACACGCACCAGGTTGGGAAAAACTTGTGGACCTGTACGCCTGATGGAATAAATCAGCACTTTCTTATAAATACTCCTATCTAAATAATAGGAGTATTTTTATGTCTGAAAATAGAAGAGCATCCCAAAGAACATATCACATTATCTATAGAACTACATGTGATATTACGGGTAAATGGTATATTGGGATGCACAGCACTGATAAACTTGATGATGGATATTTAGGTTCCGGAATGCACTTATGGAGATCAATTGATAAGTATGGTAAAGATCACCATAGAGTTGAAATAATAGAATATCTTTCTGATAGAAAATCTTTATCAGAAAGAGAAAGAGAACTTCTAAAAGAAGCAAAAAAAGATCCACTATGTATGAATATTGCTTGGGGAGGTGAAGGATATTATGATCGTCCTCCTACAACCGAAGAAACTGCTGCTAAACTTTCTAAAGCATCTAAGAATTATGTTCGTACAAAAGAATGGTATGAAAAAGCTGTTGCTACTAGAATGGCAAATGACGGTTATAATGTTACAAGTGAGACAAAAGAAAAGATTAGAACTGCTCTTACTGGAAAAACTCTTACAGAAGAACATAAGCAAAAAATTTCTATTGGTGGTACTGGACAAAAGAGAACAGAAGAAACTTGTAAGAATATTTCCAAAGCTCTTAAGGGAAAAAAGTTCAAATCTGGATTGGATAGAAAACCAGTATCTAAAGAAACACGAGAAAACACAAGTAAAATTCGTATGGGGCAAAAGCTAACAGAAGAGCAACGTCAACAGCGGGCATTGAATAAATTGAAACGTATTGAGCTCGGTATTCAAAAAGCAAATGTGCGTCCAACTAAAAAGTGTACGGTTGATGGTATCAAAATTTATGCATCTGTTAGAGAGATGGTGAAGGAACTTGGCTCAGGTAAAAATGGAACACATTCTCCTTCATTTAGATTTATTTAGTTTATGATAAATTTGTGTCGTGATATAATTATTTCATGAAATTTTTCACTTCACTAATTAATAAAATGTTTGTTAAAAAAGATGCAGAACGCGAATTTGTTCTAGACCCGGTGACGTCTAGTGATAGAGCTTTTATTTCCAAGCATATACCCCAAAATAATGCAGATATAACTTGGTCTGGAATGCAAGATGAGAAATACGTTCTACCAACTAATGTCACTGCATATTATGGAAAAGGTCGAATAAACTTTTTCAAACATAAAGGGCAATTAACTGCTGATGTTGGTTTTTATAACTCAAGTTATGATGCACAACATCCTCATATATCTCCAATCACAATCTTTGAAGAGAAAATTTCTACTGATGAAGATATGATTAAACTTAAGGAGATGATAGCATGAGTGAAATAGACACAACGTGGCATGGTAGCAAACAAGATTTGAATTGGTATGAGCTTTACAAAAGCAATTCAGTAAAAGTAAAAACTAAAAATCATTCTGGTATTGGTGGTCAACCACGTGGAACATACACCATTAGAAGTATGAAGAAGGTAAGTCCATCTAAAGCAGATTTCACAATTAATTTTGATGGTGGACAGGTAACAGCATCAGTTGATTTAGACAATCCCCAAATGGTAGTTGATAAAAAATATGACACTGTGCTTGCGTTCAAATTCTACAGTGGAGATATGCCAATCACAGCGCGTCAAGCATTCAATCTTTTTCAGATTAGATCAACAAAAGATTTGATTAAGCATAATGTCAGTGTATAATCACTCTATCTTAAATTATTAAGATTTTTATTTTGAAAAGGAGTTAGAATTAATGTTTCTTTTAGTAATCTTGGAAGTGTTTCTGGTTATCGGTGTCGTTCTGATACTGTTAACTCAGATCATTATGCCAATGCTATTTGGCACACGATTGTTTCCATTGTTCAGGAATTCTGAACTGAAAAAGAAGGTCGAGGAAACACGACATCAAGTTGAAGACTTGAAAGACCAAAATGAACAACTTGATGTTCTCTCTGGTCTACTTGCAGAGCGCAAGGCTCTCGAGGAACAAATTGCAAAAATCGAAAATCAATCAACTGAAAATGGAGTTAAATAATGATCGCAAATAAGAAGTTTGTTTTGGGTGCTATTGCTGCCGCTGCTACTGTTGTCACCTTGGTGCTTTCACCGATGCTTGTTGAAAACGTTGATGCCGGTAACATCACTGTTATTCAATCCCCGGTTTCTGGTGACTTGACTGTTTACTTTGATGGTGGTTGGAAGTGGCAAGGTTTTGGTAAGGTAACGACTTATCCTCGTCGTGATATTTTTGATTTCAGCATCAAGAAAGCCGAGGGTGCCGATAAAGCTGTTCCAGGTGATGAATCTGACAAGTCTATCCCAACTCGTTTTAATGATGGTGGTAATGGTAGCATCTCTGGTACCATGAACTGGCAAATGCCTTTGAAGGCTGATAGTGTTATTGCTTTGCACAAGGATTTCGGTTCTGTAGCAGCAATTGAACAGCAATTGATTCGTACTGCTATGCAGAAAGTTGTTTACAACGTTGGTCCAACAATGTCGTCTACCGAATCTTCTGCTGAAAAACGTCCAGAAATTCCAAAGTATGTTGATGACCAATTGATTCATGGTCCCTACTTGACGAAGACTGTTCAAATGATTCAACAAGACCCCGTGACTGGAAAAGATAAGCAAGTTGCAGTAGTGCAAATTGCTATGAGTGACAATGGTCAACCACTCCGTGAATCCAAATCTCAGATTACTGAGTATGGCATCATGCTTCAACCAGTGTCTATCAATCAAATCCGATACAACAAGATTGTTGAAGATCAAATTGCTCAACGCCAAATTGCAACAACCCAAGTTCAAATTTCTATTGCGAATGCTCGAAAAGCTGAACAAGAAGCAATCACTACTGAGCAACAAGGTAAGGCAAATGCTGCAAAAGCTAAGTGGGAACAAGAAGTTGAAAATGCTAAGACCATCGCTGATGCACAAGCAAAGATCATTATTGCTGATGCTAACGTAAAGGAAGCCGAAGCATTCAAGAAGTCTGAAACTCTCCGCGGTGAAGGTGAAGCTGCTCGTAAGCGGTTGGTTATGGAAGCCGACGGTCAATTGGACAAGAAGCTTGAAGCTATTGTGAAGATCAACTCGCTTTATGCTGATGCAATCAAGTCTGCTCAACCCGGCGCATGGAGTCCTTCTGTTGTTATGGGTGGTTCTTCTGGTACAAATGGTGGTCAAAATGCTTCAACTTTGGTTGATCTCATGACTGCTAAAACTGCCAAGGAAATTGGATTGGATCTTTCTGTCCGCACAGGTAAGAAGTAATTCTTAACTAACTAAAAAGAGAGGAGTACAATTTTGTACTCCTCTTGTTGCATAAGGAGATAATTATGGGTGGTTGGTCAAACGTCATAACACAAAGTTCAAAAATCCTACCAAGTGATATTCCTTTGGTCGTGGATGTACTTAAGACATTTGAAAATGAGTTCAATGAATTTATTGATAGGGATCATCATCAACCTATCAAGTTTGGAAATGTTGTAGGTTCAACAGCGTATTTTGAGAGGGATTTAATAGAAAATCCAACAAAGGAATACGGCGACATTGATGTCATTTTTGTTATTCCTAGAATGTGGCAAATGACTGAGAGTGCAAACACCACATTATATAGGCAGCTAATTGAAAACTTTATTCATACCACCACCCCAATTTATTTGTTAGCAGATGATACAGTAAATGGTGCAAATATAATTTTCATCATTAACGGGAAATTTATCCAAATAGATTTCATCACTACATTTCCAGAATATGAGAAATGGGCGACCTTTAGGATGACTCCAGAATACGGTCTTAAAGGTATATTCATGGGATTCCTTTTTGCGTCTTTGGCTGAAGTTCTCTATTTGAGTATTGGAACATCAGGGATCCAAGCTAAATTTGCTGAAGGAAAATTGATTCCATTTAAGAAGAGAAAATTTGATACCACAGAACATGTCACCAGTTCTATTGAATATTTTGCTGTTGATATTGTTACTTTTTTCTCTTATCTCAAAAATATAAACCCAAATGTGTGCACAGAGTTATTGGATAATCCCAACATGCACGAAATATCTTTTAAGAATTTGGTATCTATGATCATTGGTATTGGAAAATCCTTAGAGCTAAATGGTTTATTTGGTGTTGGTAATCTAAGCCATATTAAAAACCATGATGACTACATCACACAAATTGTTTCTGTGTTTAATAGAAAGGCTGATGAATCTGCAAATGCTTCTAAGTTCAACAAAGCATCAACAGAAGAAGCAATCAACAAAGCAAATGCAACTAAGAAACTAATTACTGAGAAATCAAAAGAATTAGTGAAATTACTGGCATAATCATAGATTCTATGATATAATTACTTTATCGATTAATCAACCTGGAGTATTTAAAATGGCATCAGCATTTGTTTCCCGTTCACCAGCCCCTCAATCCAAAGAACAAAAGAAGATTTCTTCTTTGGCTCAACGCCCAAGCAAAGCAGCAAATGAACGTGCTAAATCCGGTAAATGTGTTGTTCTTTATCGCAAACCAGATATGGTTCCTGCATAATGAAAATAACCTGGTAAATTAATGAGATTCATGATATAATACATCATGAATCAAATTATCAAAAAACGCAAACGTCGCTCAGATAGGCTTCATATTTTATATATGCTGCAAAATCTGGTGACGTTAGAGTCGTATGTTGGTGTTGCAGTATGCATAGACCGATCTGGTAAAGAGACTTTAGCTGCTAGATGGTCAAGGCATGTAGGACGAGCATTTAACCAAGACAAGAGCTGGAAACTTTGTGAGTCTATAAGGAACTACGGGCCAGAAGTATTTCACAAAGAGATCATTACTTTTGTCAGAGGAAAAGAAGCTGCATTTGCTCTTGAGACAGAAATTCGCAAACTTGATAAACCGGAACTGAACACACTATGAATGATCTAAACCACATCCCAGTAAAAATGCATCAAGATGTTATTGCTGTTTATTGGCAGATGCTTCGTGAATGTGAAAATAAAGCCCATGATGGAAATGATCCAATTCTTAAACACATGGTTGAATGCTGGTATCATCAGTGGAATGAATTTGCACAAGACAACAAAAAGCCAGTTTGGGTTGAAAAATATCTGTAACCTGTGATATAATATCTTCTATCAAATGATAGAAAGATTGTTATGAAACCAAGAGCCATTTTGAAACAAGACGTTCTTCCCGGTTTTACTCTTTTTACCCCAACTAAAGGGTATGAGAGAATCAAAACGATGTCTGTTGAAGAAGGTATCTATTTCATTAAACATTATGACAGTACCAAATTAGTGTCTCTTGAAGGACCAGATGGTAAACCTCTATTGATTAAAGATTTGATGGACCCACAGGCCGGTCGAATTAAATTATTCAAACGTGGTAAAACAACCTGCATTGGTTGTGGAATCCAAGGGAATCATTTTATGTTGAGCGACACATAAATGATAAGCGTGACGTTTTCACTTTGAATCTGTATGGAATTAATTCATATGGTAAAGAAGTATTGATGACATGGGATCACATCATTCCAAAATCGCTTAATGGAAGCAACTCAGCTGAAAATGCGCAATGTATGTGTGCATCATGTAATTCAA